CCACATCTGGTAAACATAAGGCACGACTATACTTCAAAAACACCTCCCTACCATGACCCCATAATTCTTGGAATGCTTGAGCCATTTGCAAACATAGAAGACTCAAACTCCTATCATCTTTATACCTAACAAAACAAAACATACGGCGTATACGATCTTCTGTCACAACCCCCCTAACTCTGCCATCGGGGCAAATGACAAAATTTCGGCCCAAGAACGTTGAATCTCTAGTACGCACCAGATCTGGCGCCCTATTTTTATCCTGGCTATGCGTCCACTCATAGCCAAACTTGGCACATGTCACCCGTATATGTTCGGCATCGTACAAACCTTTTGTGTTTATAAGAATATCATCACCAAACATTGCTGCTCTGACACTTTCCACAAAGTTAAGCCTTCCTGTGGCAGAAAAGAAACACTCTCCCTGCACACTAAATTGAGCGAAATAATTACACAAGGTAGTCAAAAATCCACCGGACAAATTAATCCCCATGAGCAACAACATCACACCTGTCAGCGATACAATAGGGTGTGTCATATCCACTGACAAAGAATACCTAACACATCCATCAGGATCCAATGAATACCATTCACCATCAATACAAACAACTCTTTGAGGAGCAGTCTCATCGAACATTCCTATCGCTGCGTAGAAATCCATAATCGACAAGAAGAACGCCTTGGCAAAATCTGGACTGAAACTCGTTTCCATTCCAGAATAATCACCCTCATACACATGGTCACCCAAAAATTCCTCCAATGATGAAAACTCCATATCTGTTATTCCATAAGCAGAGAAATTATTCAAAAAACCAGCCTCCACAAATTTTAAATAATGTGAAAAAACCATTCTCTGCATCAACACATAAAACTTGGGCACATTCTGGAATAATCTTGCGCGCGCTTCTTTTGAAAAATAGACCTGGGTGCCATCATAATGGGGCGAGGCCACACTACCATCCTCAAACACATGATTCTTTGAAATGGGCAATTTCTCATCTTTCATAGTACTCGTTGATAAAACTGGCCAAGGCCGGAAATTCTCAAGATCCCTCCGGTATTTCCTTAAGGCCCGCAAGACCTCAGGCTTAAAAACATGCTTTTCAGGGTCGGAAAACAAATCACAAAACCTCATATTGTAGAGTGAAAAGGGCCAGCCAGCACTCTTGTTGACCTTCATCCCTGGTAACCCCAAAACTTCATTGGGTCCCGCACATTGCTCTATAGAAATAGAAACCTTATATCTCTCCAAGGGCACATAATTTAACATCCGGTTTAAATGACGTCTTAGGATTTGCACACCAACTCTTGGAATGGGGTATTGTTTACCTTTTCTGCGGGATAACTTTTTGAGGGAATTTAAAACCACGTCCACTTTACTTCCATCAACACCAACAACAGAACCAAGGGGAGCAGGAGCTGCTTCAATAGGAAAGCACTCCATTTTGCCATTAACACGCGTTGAATGTATTTTAGACCGGTCACTCTGATGCCCAGTCTGAACAGAACCCAACACACAGGTTATTGTTCCATACTTTCCACAACTTTTAGGGACCTCATATACCGGACACACTTGTGATGGTCTTG